AAGCGGCTGTGGTCTCAACGCAGAGAGGACATGGAAGCCGCGAAAGAAAGTCGAGACCGCATGGATCGCAGGCTTGATGAAATTGCGTCGGACATAAAGACGCTGCTAAGGGGAATGGGAAAATGAAAACCAGCATCAAGGGACTAATTGAGATTGCCCGCGAGGAGGGGCTTGTGCCTGCGCCATATCTGGATGCCGTGGGTGTCTGGACGTTTGGCATCGGACACGCCGCAACATCTGGCCTTGAGCCGGACCCAAGCAAAATGGCGCGCGGCATGCCTGCCGATCTGGACGCTGCCATTACGCTGTCGTTCAAACTGTTCCGCGATCATCTTGGCGTTTTTGAGCGTGGCGTTTTACGCGCTATCACCGTGCCAATGACGCAAGCACAGTTTGATGCGTGTGTTTCGCTTTGCTTCAATATCGGCGTGGGTGGGTTTGGGACGTCATCGGTTGCGCGGCACATGAATGCAGGCAACCCAAGCAAGGCCGCAAATTCATTCCTGCTCTGGAACAAGGGCCGCGTAAAAGGCAAGATGGTGCGCATTGAAGGGCTGGCCAATCGCCGTTACCGCGAAAAGCTGATATTTGAAACCGGGCGCTACCCCGGCGGCACCATTCCTGTCATGGCGGTGTCTGCATCAAACAAGCCTGTTTATAGCCGAGTCGTGCGCCAATTAACCGAGGCGCAGGTCACGGCATACCTACAGCCCCCGGTATCGCACCCCACACCGCGCCCTGCGCCCCATGACACATCTGCGCCCGCCACGGGCATCATGGCCACGCTAATGGCCATCCTGCGCAGTCTGAGAGGCAAAACATGACACTGGCAGAAATCACGGCTGTTCTCGCGCCGTTTGTTCGCATCGCGCTTTATCTGGTCACTGGCTGGATCAGCAGCGAGTTCATCGACCCGGAAACCGTGGACTTGATCCGCAATGAGCCAGCATTGGCGGCGCTAATCACGGGCGGCATTGCTGCGGTCTGGTATACGCTGGCCAAGCGGTGCGGGTGGGCGACGTGATCTTGTCCGCAATCCTATCCAGCCGCCCCGTGCGCTGGATTCTAGGCGCAGGGGTGGCGGTCCTTGCCTTTCTGGGCATCATCATGGCCCAGCGACGTGACGCCATCACACAATCGGAGTTAGACGACCATGAGAACGCTGCCGATATTCGCGCTAGGACTGAGCGCAACCTTGCTGATGAGTTGCGCAAGCACGACGACGCCGGGTGGCGCGACAAGTGACGAGATTTGCCGTCAGTGGGGCGCATCATTGCCCACACGGTCGATTGCAGACACCGCACAGACTGCCGACGAAATACAGGTGGCCTATGCCACCTTCGCGCTGGCCTGTCCTGATCGGGCGTGGATGATACCATGACTGATCCGCTGCGCGTATCCTGCCTCCATGAGGCGGCAACCCTGACCGCGGGCGATAGGGAAATTACCTACGGCCCGCCAGTCCAAAACATGCAGCACGTTGCGGACATATTCAACGCATGGACCGGGCGAGACCTGACCGCGCGGGAAGTGGCCCAGCTTCACATTGCCACCAAGCTGGCGAGAACGCAGACAAGCCCGACACACCGGGACAGCTACGTTGACACAATGGCCTATCGTGGGATTGAATACGAATGTGCGGTTGCCGCACTGAAATAAGGGAAAGACACCATGAAACATCTACTCGCCGCCGCACTTGCTATTGCCGCATCTACCGCGACCGCACAAGACCTGCCCTGTCTGTCGCCTGAACAGACGCCGCGGATCATGGGGCAGGGTAGCGGCCCGGTGCAGATTTGGGTTCACGCAGATGGCGCGCGGTTCATGTTTTTGATATACAGCGACGGCACTGAATGGTGTGACGGGGAGTTGATGTAATGCCTACGCCGCCTCTATCACATGAGGCGATGCAGGAAGCCGTTGACGCCGTAAGAAAGCACGGCTCGCAATCCGCTGCCGCGCGGTGGCTTAAAATGCCCGTAAAGACATTCAACAGCCGCTATAAGCGCGCCGTAGATGCCGGGTTACACCTGTCCGAAGGCGCAAGGGCCATGATGAAGCTGTCCGGTCTGGGTGGCGCGGAAATCAAGGGCGGGTGGGTTGCGGTCCTAGATGACAGCGGCCAAAAGATCGGCAACAACCGATGGACCGCGCCAACGTCATCCGAAGAAACAAGCCAATTCCTTGACATGATACGCGGCGCGATTGACGATCTGCGCGACGAAACATTCCCGGCGTATGAAATCCGGCCCGCACCCAGTGGCGATTGCCTCCTGATCGTTGATCTTGCAGATGTGCATGTTGGTAAGATGTGTGCTGAGACTGAAACGGGCCACACCTACAGCCGCGAAATTGCCGTGCAACGCATGGTGGAAGGCACGCGCGAACTGATCCGCAAGGCATCAGGATCCGGCATCGGGCGCATTCTGTTTGTCTTGGGTAATGACATTATACATGTGGATAACGCGCGATCTACCACGACAAGCGGCACGCATCAGGACAGCGCGGGTAGCGTCCATCAAATGTATCGGGATGCCTTCGCGGGGTACGTCAAATGCATTGAACTTGCACGCCTGACCGCGCCGGTTGATCTGATATTCTGCCCGTCGAATCACGATTGGCTGATGGGTTGGTGCCTGGCGCGCGAAGTGGGCGCGTGGTTTAGAAATGCGCCGGATGTGACCGCGACAGAATATAACCTGTCGGAAATGCACCGCAAATATTACAGGTTCGAATCCAACTTGATTGGCATGACACACGGCGACGGCGCGAAAGAAGCCGACCTGTATCCACTGATGATGACCGAGGCCCGCGCGCATGTTTCAGATTGCCTGCACCGCTACTGGTATCTTCACCACGTCCACCACAAGACGCGCAAGGCGGTGGGCGTCACGACACACAAGCGCGAAAAAGATCACATCGGCATGACCATGATGCACAACGCGGCCCGCAGTATGGAAGGCGACAACATCCAGATTGAGCATGTCCGCAGCCCGTCATCGCCTGATGGTTGGCATCACCGAAACGGGTACATCAACCGTCAGGCGGTGGAGTGCTTCGTACATCACCCACACGACGGGCAGGATGGTCGGTTTACGGTGTGGTTTTAGGCGACTTACCTAGCGGTCAGGGCGGGTTGCTTCACGGTGTCACCACATAAAACGCCACACACATGGCGATGATGAGTAACAGACTGATGGCATCGCGGATCAAGCCTGGGCGTTTGCGGGGCATGTTGCCTCCGGTGCGCAGGTTGGCAAAGCGAGGGTGGTTGTTGTCAGTCATAGTCAGGATCCTCCTGTTCAAATTCGAGATCGTCGGCCAGCGCATAGATCGCCTCTTGCAGATCAACCGGCAGCTTTGACACATCGACCGCAACCCCCAGTATCGTCAGATCGTTGATCGCCACATTATCCCACTCGATCCAAGTGGGCGAGCGGTCCACGCCATAGTCGGTGACAACGCCGGTAGCGCTGAACGCCAACTCCACCTCCTCGCCGTTGTGGTTTGCAATTCCGTATACCATTGTCAGTAACTCCCGAAAAGGGCGAGCGCGGCAACAAGTAGTGCAATGAGCGCGGCAACAAGTGTAATGGCGTTGGTTTTCATTGGTTCGTTCCTTCGGTTGGTGTGTGGATTACAGGTTTGAAGTGTTGACAGGGGTAGCAACGCCGTGGCGCGTCATCCACACCTTGTTGCTGACCAGCACGCGCTCACCGTCGTTCTGCTGCATGGTGAGCCCTTCGGCGTTCAGCTTGGCGACCATATCGGACATGCTGTCAAAGAATATCCCGCGCTGTGCTGCAAAGCGTGTGGTGTGGGTGGCCGATGCGGTGTTGACCAGGGCGGTTAGGGTGTTCATGTCGGTCTCTCCGGTTGGTGTGTTTCCTTGTATCACTATTGCCACTAATTACCACCCGCGTCAAGCAATAATTTTGCAAAATCGTCGGCTGTGCAACAAAACCCACCGACACCGCCGAACCCCCGAACGGATTGCAGGAAAGCGGCCTGCGCCTGGCCGCGTTTGTCGCCGGGCGTCAGGTGCCAGCCGGGCTTTTTGGTTTCAACCGCCAGGAACACGCCAAGCGTCTGGCCAACGTGTGACGGCTGCACAACCACGGGCAGGATCCGATCAGGTCTGACGACTTCCACACCTTGTCAAGGCTGGCGATTCATTGCCAGCCC